CATTCCCCGTTGACCTCGATCGTCTCACGCTCGTGCTCGACGGTGGTGATCGTCTCCATCCGCCCGGCGTTGGGAAAGACGATGTTCACTGAAAATCTACCGATGCCCGGGTTGCCGCCCATCTGGCCGGCGTTTTCACGCGCCGTGTGGGGGTTACCATCGATGCCGGCGATGCGCGCATGGAGCTTGAGCGCGTCGAGTCGCGTCGAGTCGGGCACCTTCGGGTTGAACATGACCCTGGCCGTTTCCGGCAATGCCTCGAGCACCGCGTGGCCGGCCAGGGTGCGGGCCCTGACGGCGACGTTGTCGTCGGACTCCCAGACCGCCCGGATCTCCTTGATCTTCTTTTTCACCGCCGCGTTGGCCGCCAGCCAGGCGCCCAGCGCCCGCCAGTCGGCGAAACCATAACGGGTCGCGAGCACATCATAGGGCAGGATGTTCTGCGCGATGTCTATACAGAAAGCCCATAAGACAGCGGGAGACATTGTCTCCAGGTCAAGCAGCACCGAGGTCGCGTCGACGGTCGCGTTGATGGCGATCTCGCTCTCGGGCTCGCGCTCACCACGGGCCTCACCACGGGCCTCGTTATCGTCCTCGTTCGCATCTTCCACGCCATCGAGGATGGCGCCGGCCAGGTCCTGGTCCATGTAACCCCTACCACACATACTACATCTGGTTGCGGATCAGCCGGTTATACGCTAGAGGCGAATACGACGGTCGTAAATGGTTCCTTCCGGGTCTCCTATATGCCACTGGCACAGGCGGGTCTCAGCGTTTCGACACCGGGCGCGTCAGCTCAGGCAGCCGGCGCCAGCCAGGGGTTCCTGCGCGTTGTCTCGCCGGCCCAGCTCGATGAGCGCGATCGCGCCGATACCGCCGCCCGCCTGGCCAGAAACTCGCGCCGTGGCCTCGACCCGCCTGACCTGGGCTCATGGATACGCCAGCAATGGTGGATCTTTCGCAACCACCGCAATCAGGGCAACAACCCGCTCAACCAAAGATTATTGCGCGCGCAGCGCATGTTCGAAGGCAAGTACGACTCGGAGAAGCTCTCCCAGATCCAGGCGTTCGGCGGCTCCGAGGTCTATTCCCGCATGGTCGCGGTCAAAGCCCGGGGCGCCACCGCCCTGCTCAGGGACGTCTACCTCGGCACGGAACGTCCCTGGGACATCTCGCCGCAGCCGGACCCGCCGATCCCGCCCGAGGTGCGGGCCAACATCATCCAGCTGATCTCCACCGAAGTACAAACACTGCAGCAGATGGGCCAGCCGGCCGAGCCCGACCAGGTACACATGCGCTATGTGAGTTTGCTCCATGGCGCGCAGCAGGCGGCGCGGCGCAACGCCATGACGCAGGCGGCGGCCGCCGCCGACAAGGTCGAGGACATCCTGACCACGGGGAAATTCTATCAGGCGCTGGGCGAATTCCTGCTGGATCTGACGCTGTTCCCGTTCGCCGTGCTCAAGGGCCCGGTGGTGCGCATGGTGCCGCGCGTGACCTGGGTGCAGGGCCAGCCGGATGTGCAGAACAAGCCCACGATGTTCTGGGAGCGCGTCAATCCGTTTGATCTTTATTGGTCGCCGGGCGCGTCCAATCTGGCCGACGCCGCCACACTCGAGCGCAAGAGATACACCCGCGCCGATCTCAACGATCTGATCGACCTGCCCGGCTACAACCAGACGGCGGTGCGCGGCGCGCTCGAGGATTACGCCGACGGGTTGCGTGAGTGGCTTGACGCGCCTGATCCTGAGCAGGCCATTAACGAGGGTCGTGAAGACCCCTCGCTGAACCGCTCGCAATACATCGAGGGCATCGAATTCAACGGCAACGTGCAGGGCGAGACGCTGCTGGACCAGGGCGTGGCCCGCAGGCTCATCCCTGATCCCGGCCGCGAATACATGGTGCAGTCCTGGGTGGTCGGGCGGCACACGCTGAAGACCCAGATCAACCCCTCGCCGCGCAAGCGCCACCCGTATTTTCTCACGAGTTTCGAGAAAATCCCCGGCACCGTGGCCGGTCACGCGTTGCCGGACATCCTCGAGGACATCCAGGAAGTCGCCAACGCCGCCTATCGGTCGTTGGTGAACAATTTAAGTATTTCCTCCGGCCCGCAGGTGGTCATCAACGACGAGATGATTTCGCCCACCGAGCACGGCGATGAATTGTATCCGTGGAAACGCTGGCACGTGCAGGGCGATCCCCTTGGTAACCAGCGTGAGCCGGTCACGTTCTTTCAGCCACAGTCCAACGCGCAAGAACTTTTATTGGTCATTAATTCCATGAACACGATGGCCGACGAACAATCGGCCATACCCAGGTATCTGACGGGCGAGAGTTTGTCGGGCGGCGCCGGGCGCACGTCCTCCGGCCTCGCCATGCTGATGAACAACGCGAGTAAAGTACTACAAACGGTCGCGGCCAACATTGATACCGACGTGATGGAGCCGCTGCTTCAATACGTTTATGACATGATCATGCTGACCGACACCTCGGGTATTCTGACCGGCGAGGAAGAAATTCGCGTCCTCGGCACCAAGGTGGCCGTGCAGCGCGAGACCGAGCGGCAAAAGCAACTGCAGGCGCTGCAGATCACCGCCAATCCGATCGACGCGCCGATCATCGGCGAGATCGGCCGGGCGCGGCTGCTGCGCGCGGTCTTCCGGGATATCGGCCTGCCCGACGACATCGTGCCCGACGACCAGACCCTGCAGGCGCAGATGGATGCGCAAAAGCGCATGCAGGCGGCCTCCGGCGCGCTGCTGGCGCACGCCCAGGGCGCCGGTGTTCCGCCGCCGGGCCAGCAGCAACAGGGCCAGCAGCAAGGGGGTCAGGGTCAGAAACCAGGCCAGCCGCCGCCAGGCTCTCAGGGCGCGCCACAGATCCCGCAAGGCGGGAGTGGAGGCGGTGGTGGCGCGCCCGCCAACCAGGCGCAGGCCCACCAGGCACCCATGCCGGGGCCGGCGCAAGCGCCCAGGATGAACGCGTTCCAACAAACAGGAGCACCACATGGCTGAAGACTACGGCAAGCACGACACCACCAGCTCAGGCGCGTCGATGAAGGCCTCGGGCGGCGGCGACTCGGGCGAGAATTGCGGGCCGACCGGCTCGTCGCGCCACTACCCCAAGGGCAAATCGGTGCGCCGGACCGACTGGAACCCGATCAAGAAACCCGCCTCCACCTACGGCATCAACGGGGTCTGATCCCAAAGGGGGTAACCATGGCGCTGTCACCATTTGGCGGCCCCGCGGCGGGCGTTGGCGGCATGCTGTTCGGCGCCGGCGGCGGGGATGCCGGCACCGACCCGACCTCGCCCGTGCAGGTCGGCGGCGGCAAGAACGCCACCGCGCAGAACCTGCTGTCGCCGCACTCGGGCGCGCGCTCCTCGCTCAGCAAGGGGGAGCCGCTGTCACGTTCGATGGGCCAGTACGGCAAGGGCCACTCGTTTGCTTCGCCGTTGAAGTCGATCCGGGGCGGCACCGGGCAGATGCGGCGCATCCGTGGCGGGCTTGGCCCCGGCAAGCTGGGCACCGCCGGTCCGTCGGGGCAGGACTATTCGATGAAAGACGGGGATCCCGAGTAATGGCGGTCAATCTGGGCAGCGTCGCGGTGGCCGCCATCCAGGAGCTGCGCGGCAACAAGCACTTCGAGGACCTGGTCGAAGCCCTGGACGCGTTCGCGCAGAACCTGATCATCGCCGCGATCGCGGCACCACCCGCCAACCGCGTCGACGAAACCTCACGCGCGCGTGGGTTTTACGAGGTGTGGCAGGCGGTCGCCACTTCCTACACCGGCAAGCACATGACCCAGGTCAAACCAACCGCGCTTGGCAGGTTGAAGGAGCGCGTCAATGCCGAGTGACAATCTGGCCTACGCCCCGCACATCCCCGACGCGGTGCGCCGCGCCTCGGCCCGCGCCGACGAACTCGCGCGCGAGGCCGGCGTCGCCAACATGCCGCCGCTCGAGGAAAGCGAGGGTTCCGGAGAAGATGCGACTGTCGTAACCGATGGCCGGGAAGCCCCGCCGTTCGAACTGACGCCGCCGGAGGAACACACCGAGGCGCCGCCCGCATCCCAGCCGCGTGACGCACGCGATGATGGCTGGGAGCGCCGCTACAACACGCTGCAGGGCAAGTACAACACCGAGATCGCTGAGCTGCGCGGCCAGGTCCGCTCGCTTGAGAACCTGCTGGGGACGATGCGTGCCCAGCCGCAGTTCCAGCCACAGACAGAAGCGGCGCGCCCGCAGGCCACGACCCTGCCGCCGGTGACCATTCCCGACGAAGACGTGCAAAACTACGGCGAGGATCTGATCACCCGCTCGCAGGGCTGGGCCGAGGCCCGGCTGGCGCCACGGCTGGCCGAACTCGAGCGCCGCCTGATGAGCGTCGAGGGCGGCAACCAGCAGCTGGCCAGCTACACCACCGGCCAGCGCGTCGAGATGCACCTTGATCGCGACGTGCCCGACTGGCGCGCGATCAACGTCGATCCCCAGTTCATCGGCTGGCTTGGCCAGCAGGACCCTTTCTCCGGTCACACCCGCAAGGCGTTGATCGAAGAAGCCTACGGATCGGGCGACGCCGCCCGCACCGCCGCGTTCTTCCATGCGTTCCAACGCGAGCATACCGCGGTCACCGGATCGCCAGGGACACAGGCCGGCCAGACGGATCATTCCGCGGCGCGCCTACCCCTCGCCGATCTGGCCGTGCCCGGCCGAGGCGCCTCCGTCTCGTCGCCGGCACCCGGCGCTCCCACGCGACGCACCTGGACGGGACCGGAAATCGCCGCGTTCTACCGGCAGAAAAACCGAGGTGCCTATGTCGGGCGCGAGGACGAAGCCGCGCGCATCGAGCAGGACATCATCAACGCATCCGCCGAGGGACGCTATCGCCAATGAATTCCTCATAAGGAACATGGCCGATGGCCATTACAATCGCTGCGACCCCATGGGCCGGCACCAACCAGAACCCCGCCTACCATGGTACGTTTATTCCGGAGATCTGGAGCGGCAAGCTTATCGAAAAGTTCTATGCCGCGACTGTGCTTTCCGCGATCGCCAACACCGACTACGAAGGAGAAATCAAAAACATGGGCGACGTGGTGCACATCCGCACCAAGCCCACGATCACCATCCGGGACTACCAGGTCAACCAGGACCTGTTGATCGAACGGCCCAGCTCGAACATTGTCGATCTCACCATCGACAATGCGAAATATTTTAACGAAGCTCTTGATGACATCATGGAGGTGCAGAGCGACATCAATTTGTTGTCGCTCTGGTCTGATGACGCGTCCGAGCAAATGAAGATCGTCATCGACACCGCCGTGCTGGGGACGATTGACGCTGGCATCGCGGCCGCCAACAAGGGGCTCACCGCGGGCAGGATCTCGGGCAACATCAACCTTGGCGCGGCGGGCGCGCCGGTGGCGGTGACCGCGCTGAACATCGTCGACGCGATCGTCGACCTGGGCACCGTGCTGGATGAACAAAATATACCCGAAACCGGGCGCTGGCTGGTCATTCCGCCATGGGTGGCGGCGCTGATCAAAAAGTCCGATCTGCGCAACGCGTCGATTTCGGGCGATGGCGTGTCGTTGGTCCGCAACGGCCGGTTGGGCATGATCGACCGGTTCACGATGTACTCGTCG